GGTCAAGAAGTTCATCAGATTGACTGCACTATCATCGAGCAAAGCATCTGTAAGTGCTGTGTAACCAGATAGTTCGTGAGCAGTCAAAGTAATGAAATCAAACGTAGGCTGAGTAGCTGTTTTATCACCACCCTCACTTGTCCATGCAAACGAAACGCCTGCAAAGTAACTATCATTGGCGATATCCTGATTCAGTTTAGGAATACCCAACGTTTCCCTCCTCATCGGCCATACAGTTGCTCCAGGCCAAATCACTAAACCAGGAATCTCCGACATAGCTATCATAGCTTTGAACTCATCCGGTACTAGATAACCACCTGCAGAATCTGTACCCTCGCTCATATCCTTTGTTAACTCAGGAGGAACATTACCAGTCCTGTAATACTCGATGAAGGCCTTTGCCCAGCGTTTTGTTGATTCCCCAACGTAAACCCAAGGAGCCTGAGGGTTATTGAGATTCAATACAGAACCTTCTTTTGTCCTAACAAACCCATGGCCGATCTCCTGAGGTACATAATCAAGTACGTCCTCAATATCCTTTGGTCTTCCAATAGTAGGTTTTCCTGCTAACTCTGTAGAAAGTCTTTCCACCTCAGCCTTGATTATTTCAGCAAGAGCCTTCTTACTTTCATCAGAAGTAATGTTTTCCCTTATCAGTTTCTTTAACTCTTCTAACGTCATTATATTTTCTCCTTTCTTATTTTTTTGTTTTAGTCTAATCGTCCTCTATATTCGTTTAGTACAGACTTTACAATGTCTGCTACCAAATTAGATTGAGACTGTATAATCTCATTCTTGATTTCTTCCTCATCCAAACTAATATCTCCAAAATTGACCTCTATTGATTCGAGGTTTATCTCATCTTCCGTCTTCCTATCCTCTATCTTCTCACTATTGTCTTTATCAACAGAAGGAATCTCTTTTCCTTTGCTTGATGTGGACAGGAGTTCTATCTTCTCAGAATCCTTCATAACCTCTAGGAATTCTTTGATTGCCTGCACCTTCTGATACAGAGGGTCAATAGTGTCGTTCAATGCTTTCATATTCTCACTAATTACCTTGTAAAGCAAAGAACTGAATTCCTTGTCACCTTCACTCTCATTTTTGTCTTTGTCCACAAACTCCTCAGGAAACATCTCACGAAGTTCCTCATCAGAATATTCCTTGAACTCAGGAGGTTTCTTGTCAAACTGTTTGTAATGCTTGACCAAGTGATTATAAACACCTCTCCTATCAGAATCAGGAATGTTCACCCCTCCTCTAGCTCCAAGTAATGCAGCCATTGCTGCAGCAACGCCTCTCCAAACTACATGGTAATTACTTTGTAAGTGATGTGGTAGTTTGTAAGACCCTTTAACATCCGGATTATTTTCATCGTACCAGGTACACATAACCCTAAGATCTTCCACATCAGCATTCCTAATTTCTTTCCCAGCATCCCAAGCAGTACCTTCGGGAGCTGTAGGAAACTCTTTATAAGGAATTACTCTTTTAGTTACCAAGGAATCTTCTTCTGTAGTTCCTTTTTGAGTTTCTTCCTCATCACCTTTCACAGCATCTGCTAAAGTAACCTTTTCTAAATCCTTCTTAGAATCTGATTTTTCAGTTGGTTTGTCATCCAACTTAATTCTGTCCAAATCAACATATTCCTGCTCATAATACTTAGGAACATATAACCCGATAGACTTGATAAGAGCCAAAGCCTCCGGGTTTGCTGGAACAGGAACAGAGGAGACTTCTAGGAGTTCTTGTTTAAGATATCTCCTTCGTGAACGGAAGATAACACCATCATCCTCTTCTTTGTTCTCTGTTTCAATAGGTTCGGACTTGATCGGAATAAACCCTACAGAAAAGCTGGTCAGAAAACCTTTCCTATAGCTGTTGAAAATTTTAATCCCTTCCGGAGTATCATCAAACTGAGGTCTAATGATTAGTTTCTTTCCTCTAACAAAGGTTTCTAAGGATTTGAAAATTGGAATACTTCTGTAGTCATGAGCCCACAACCCTACTGGAGATTTTAAGTAATTATCCAGTACCCACCCCTTACTAGTTAGGATATCACCTTCCCTATCAGGGGTTTCGGTGGAGGCTACTGCTACAAAAGTTCTATCCGTCTCAGAAAGTTCCTTTACTTCTGTATCTAAACTATCCGTAGCAAACAAATCCTTTCCTTCTACCTTAACATACCTATCTGCTTCATCTTTTACTTTATATGCCATATCAGTTTTTCTCCTTCTCTCTTGTATTTTATATGAATTGCCTCAAATATAAAAGTTTTTCTTGAGACTATTCTTTTTTTCATTCTTTTTTTCATTCTTTTGTCCCTTGTTCAGTAGGTGGAGTCTGCAAAACCTCGGGGAACGTACTGCACCTGCAGTTATGAACAATCACTCCCTTAGCTACATAAGACTCATTATCTTCAACTGCAAAGTTATAAAGTGTACTATTTCGTTTTAACTTGTACTTCTTTATTCTAATAATAGGAACATCCATAAAACTAAAGGTTCCAGTATGATTTAACATGGAAAGATCAAAAACTTCCCATTTTGGAGGGTTGTTCCCATAAATTACATGGGCTATTTTTTTATCAGGACATTGCAAAAGGATCTCTAAATCCCTTTTTCTTTCTTGCTCTGGATTATTATGAAATGCTTTCGAATCACACTCAATAAACATATTCCAACTAGGAACATAGAAATCAATTCTTCTAGAACCCACTGTATATTGAGGAATAAAATCAACTCCTTTCTTTTCAAGGAAACTCTTCATAGATAATTCTATAGATGATTGTCCTGACCAAGAAATTTTCCCTAACTTTTTCCAAGCAGTCTTTTTAAGCATTTCTTTATAGGAGCCATACTTTTCTATTATAGCTTCTTTAGCTTTTTTATGAATTTCTTCTTTAGCATAACCAAGATAACCTTCAGAACCATACTTATTAAACACTACTTCTCTAGCTTTTTTAGTGATCTCTTTTTTATTTCTCGTTCCATTAGCATATTCTCTAATCAACTGCTTAGAAGCTTTCTCTGACATATTTTTTCGATGCTCAGGATCTTTCCATTGTTCTAGAGCAAAAAGTTTGCTCTTTATTCCCATACAATCTGGACATACTTTTGAGAAATATGGAATAGGTTTTCCACAGTATTTACAATAGGATGCCATCATCATCAACCTATCTGCTTCAGTAATATCTTTAGCACATTTCCACCCCGCATTAGTTAACACCCTATGATTTGGTGTAACTGTAACAGAACATTTTCCACGATACCCCTTTTTATAGAAAAAGATTCTAACCACTTCCCCCTTATATAAACGCTTATCTGCTAATTTAGTTACTTTTTTAAAAGTACCATCATGAGTTAAAACATTATCACCAATCTTTATATCCTTAATCTTCTTAAACCCTTGATTAGTAAAAATAGGAACTTGTGGATCAATAAAACAATTTATATCTTCTTCAGCCACACCTAACTCACCAGGACAAGGTCCAGACCCTAATCCAACTACAAAATCCTGATCTAAAGGAATAGTCCCCTGACCTCTATACTTCATACCAGCAGCAGCATGGGTCTCCCTACATCTCCCGTCTGGAACTGCCAACCAACCTTTTCTATGAACTACTCCACTTTGCTTGTATCCCTCCACAGCACCAAAGTTGGAAGCTGCTGTACTTTCAGTCCTTGCTATCCTCTCAGCTTCCCATCCTCTGTTAATTACAGACCTATAAACATCTCTTACTCTATTACTTAGTTGATGAACATTCTCCCCATTAACTATTCCTTCAATCAGCGTCTTCCTAAGTTGATCTGATTTGGTAGACAAAACATCTCTACTAAACCTCTCAACTTTACTTCCAATATATTCTATTATCCTTGAATTGAACACATCGAAATCTGTTAAAACTCCTACTTCTATAAGTGCTCTTGCACCTTCTTCTTCTACTATATTCTCATATATTGGCTTGGCAGCCTCCTCCAACGAAGATAACTCCTTTTCATAATCAAATAAATACTCTCCTACAGCTATCTTGATTTGTTGTGCCGTGAGACTTTTACCCTTGAGACTTGCCTTCTTCACTTTGGCTAGAACTTCGTTCATTTGCCTTGTGAAGAAGGAGGTCAGCATTGGATACCAAGAAGCTTCATATAAAGTTACCCTTCTATCAAAAGCTTTCCATCTAGCCTCAAGCATCTTATCTGTCCAATTTATCATCTGTATCTCTTTCTTAGGAGAATCCTCTATAGTACTTTCCACTGATCCCTTAGAGGAATCAGAAAGAGAAATAGAAGGAGAAGTTTTAGGAGAACTAGCAGGAGGACTAGGAGGAGAAGTCCCTATAGGCAGATAATTTGCTGGTATGTAAATAACATCCCCACCAGGTATTGGAGGCTTCTTATCTACTTTCCTCGCTTCATTGATTGTCCAGAGAGGAATAGGACCTTTAGTCTTCTTGAGCATTTCATCATCAATGGCTTCTTTATCAATAGGTACTGGACTTTGATATCTAAGCTCTATCCTTGAATCAAACTTTGAGAAAACTTTCCTGTTCCACTGATCTTGCCACAAAAGTAACCTTGGTTGTATACACTCTCTATTGAATGTGATGTCTATTGCTGTAGCGTTTGAATTTCCATGATAACTGACTTTACCATTTCGTCTGCTAACAAAAACATGATTAGGTACTTCTACAGACCAAACAATTCCCTTGTAATTAACCTTTTTACAACTACCTCTTCTAACATAGGTATCCTTTTTATTAGAAAAGATTACAAAATGATTGCTAATAGTCGTTCGGTAGCCTAACAACACTCCTAACCTTTGCATATCATCCCTAATCTTTTCTGATGCTGTAGCTATAAGGAAGGTTCCTGTTTTATAGTTACAAACATGACTATCCCCTTCAACATAACTTAACAAAAACTTAATTTGATTTTCCCTACTAAAATTAAAGACACATTCTGGTATCCTTTTATATGATCCTCGTTCTCCTTTATATGTTCCTTGTCCTACATTTGCCTTCAACCAAGTATGAAAAGATTTATTAGAAAAGTAAAAAGTATGCACAAATCTACCAGTTTCCCTTCCACGTGATTTTGATTTGCTAGTATGAATATTTACTTTTCCCATATTTAAATCTTTCATTGCTAAAAGCATTTTCTTTGCTACTCCATCAATCTCTTCTGTTTCTGTTGACTGAGCATATGATATTCTATAATTATTAGGAGCATTTGACAAACTACCTTCAGAAATGAAATAACCTAAAAATATAGCTAGTTTTTCAGCATCTATTTCATACCCGTTTATACTAGGTTCCCCTCCTTTATTCCCCGTAAAGCCATACTCTACTTTATCTATATGAACCACATTTTGACTATTTGTATTGTCAAAACCATCTGAACCACACACAAAATAACTTACAGCTCTATTGGATACTTCATTAGACTTCAATAATACATATGACCCTCTATTACCTTCAACTTTAGAGTTTCTTCTCCTAATCAACATTTTAT